CGCAAGACGCAAGACGATAGTTAACATGTTAAAGGCCTGGAGATAGTTAACATGTTAATTGCTGCCAAAAATATTTTCTATGATTTTTGTCATGTCTTTTGTCTGCAATCGACAATCGGCAAGCAACCCTTTTTCAGATAATTCAATGGCTTGACGACCCTCAAACAAAAATAGGTCAGAGGTCAAGAGGTGCTTTGCCAAGAAAAAAGACAACCCTTTTGCATTGAATAACGACATATTCCAAGCAATCTGTGAGGTTTGTAGTAAAATCTTGTTGTTTTTTGTTGTTTTTAACTCAACAAACACAGATTTACCATTGTGACATAAAAATGTGTCACACATGCCATTTGAAACTCTGTTTTCAATCCTTTGATAATGAGTTTTTGGAGGTAGATTTTTCTTCAATTGCAACCAAAGATTTTTCTCTGTCATCATCTACTTTCTTAAATTGACCCTCTACAAAAGCATGAGGATGCTCTTTTCTAATTTGCTCAAGCCTTGCAACGATTTCTTCTCTACTTAATTTATCAAGTTGATGAATATGATTTTGTTCTCTTCTATCAACTGTTAAACCACCTAATGCAGATCTTCTTACTTCTGCATTTATTGATGCAGAAAATTGTCCCTCTTGTTCTGCTTTATGAGATAGCTCAGATAATCTTTTTAATTGTCCTATCAAAGTCACTCCATATCTTCTTTCTCTTTCATCTCGAAGTTCTTTGATGTATTCAGTAACTAAAGGAAAATCTTTTCCATTTAATAATTTAGATGCATGATATCTAGCACTATCTTCAGAGTATCCACTTTTAACTGCACATTGTTTAGCAGAATAAATACCCTCAACATAATGTTTTGCAAATTCTTTTTGTCTTGCAGTAAGTTTATTAGCCATGAAGCTAATATAAGGGATTTTCACAACCAAATCAATTTCAAAAAAAGAAAGCCTTGTGTGCGTGCATTTAGATTATTTGAAGTGTGTAAACGTGTAAAAAGTGTGTAAATTATTTGAGACTGGATAATGGTTTGAGAACAGTTTACACGTTTACACGTTTACACACCTATTTTCTCAAAAATATTTTTAAAATTATTTTCGTTGTGAAAAAGACTATATAAGTAAAATAAATGTAATTAATTGCAATTAATTGTTTGACTTTTAATATTCTTTCAGAGTAGAATGAGGAGAGTTAAAATTTTATGGAGGAAACAATGATTAAATTTTTAGACGATAAGATAGTTTATACAAAAACTATTAAAACAAATAAACACAAGAAATTATTATTACATTTTACAATAGAGAATGATTTTTATTTTCAACAAGCAAAACAGAAACTTGATTTTTGGAAAAGACATGTTCAAGAGGTTTGTTGTGATAAGCAATTCAAAAACAACATAGTTACGGAAAATTATTTTACATAGGAGGATTAAAATGATCAATGGTCAATTGGCAATGCTTAAGGATAGTGGAGCAACATTACAATATGAATGTGAAGAATGTGTTGGACATGGAAACATACCAATTAGTTGTGATGAAGTAATTACATGTCAATCATGTGGAGGTCGAGGATGGACTGAAAATTTATCCTCGATACCTCAAGATTTATTAATAACAATAGGGAGAAAGTAAAATGAAAGACGTAAGACCAACGAGTATAGAACTAGCAAAAGCATTAGAAAATTTTATTTACAATGAACTTGATGTAATTACGGAGAGTGATTGGTTTCAAGAAAAAGTAGCAATAACATTGAAACAACATTTCACAGACAAAGAAGTTTTAGAGAAGATTTGGGATGCAAGATATAAAACTTTAAAGGAGAAATAAAATGAACGGAGTTTTAAACATACCATATTATATTGATGAGGCACATGGTTGGGCAATCGTAACAAGAGTTGATCTTCGTAAAGCCAGATTACATCCAGATGATTTTCCAAATGCATACAGAACAAAGAATGAAGAATTGTTTGCACTAGAAGAAGATTGTGAGATGCCCAAGTTACTTAACAAGTTAAATGATCATGGAGTTATCTATCAATTGAATGAAAAAAGAATTTCATATGATCATAAAGATAACCCTAGGAATTGGAAATAACTTCCAGGCCTTTAACATGTTAACTAAATAATAGTTGCAATTAATTGTAAAATAATATCTAATCATAATGAACTTAATGGAGGTATAAAATGAGTAGATTAAAAGATTTAGTTGTTGATGTAGAAAGCCACTTAGGTTTTCTACTCAATGATGAAGGATTGACGAATGATCAAGCATTGACAGTGATCGAGCAAGAAGAGTTCATTGTCGGTGGTCAAAAGTTTAGTGGCAGATTTGTTCGTCAATGTGCAGAGCAAATCCTTAACGATTGGACAGTTGAGGATTTATATTACAAACCTTTTCTAGAACTTATCGGAGGAAATAAAAATGAAGATAAATAAAATAGAAATGAAAAACATATCCTACTATGCAAGAGGATCAGAAGAAACACCATGTTATAATGCAACAGTATACATCAATGGCAAGAAAGCAGTTGAGGTATCAAACGATGGACATGGTGGATGTGATAGGCAACATACCTACCCTCAATGTGCTTTTAATCTTAGAGAGATTAATGATTGGTGCATTAATACTTTTGGTAAATCAACTTGGGAATACAATGGTAAGACTTACTCCACAGACTTAGACTTGGAGCATTATTGTCATGATGAGTTATATAATTGGCTTGATGCTAAAGAGTTAAAGAAAGAACTAAAAAAGAACTATGTTTGTGTTGAGAAAGACAAAGTAAAAGATGAAGAGTTCTTGGTCACATGGAAAAGAAAAGGCAACCATACAGATGATTATTTCAAAAACTTTTTGAAGACTGATTATCCTCACATGGTGGATAAGTGTTTAAACTTTCTACCATTTGATCAAGCATTAAAATTATTTAAGGAGTACACATAATGGGTAGAAAATCTAAATGGGAGTTAGAAAGAGATAAGCAAGATGCTTTGAGAAAGAAAGCAAAGAAATCTCTTACTCAAGATCAATTGGTTGCAATTGAAAAAACATACAAAGCACTTGATGGTGTCTTGTTAAACATCAGAGAGATCGAAGACATTTATTTATCAGACATAAGAAAGTTAGATAATTGTCTTTGGAAATTGAAACATGAATTTAAATTGGAGGATAACAATGGGTAGATATTATCATGGAGACATTGAGGGCAAGTTTTGGTTTGGAGTTCAATCAAGTACTGATGCCGAGTTTTTTGGAGTAGAGGGAAATGCAAACTATCTTCACTACTACTTCGATGAAGATAACAAAAAAGATATTGTCAAAGGTAAACTTGAGTGTGAAAGAAAACTAGGCAAGTATAAAAAACTCTTGGATGAATTCTTTGATACTCGTGAGAGTTATAATAATCAAAAACTTCAAGATTTCTTAGATGAAAAAGAACATCCTCATAAACATACTGAAGAGGGAGTTAGATATTATCTAGAATGGTATGCAAGATTGAATCTTGGGAAGAAGATTTATGATTGTGTAATTGACAATGGACAATGTAGCTTTGAGGCAGAATTATGATTACACTTGAGCAATTAAAAAATGCAGTAGCAGATATAAAGGCAAGTGAAGAAGAATGGATATGTGATATTCAAAGCAATGAATATCAATGTATGTGTGAGGGTTTAGACATGCTTGTCAGACACTTTCAAGAAATATCAGATGCAGAAAAAATAGAGAGGGCAGAATTATGAGTACAACTTACAGTAAAATTAGAGGTAGATCAAAAGGCTATAGATATAGAAATTCTATAGTCGATCTTCAAAGAGATCTTCAAAAAGCAAATGCTAAAAAGACTAAGGAAGAGTTAGAGGAGAATCAAATGTTTGAAGATGATCCTCGTGCTTTAAAAGAAGTAGAATATGGTCGAGTGGTAAGGAAACCTACCACTATGACCTATGCCATGAAAAAGGGAGATGTATTCAATGATTAATCATCTTGATTTATGTAGTGGTATTGGTGGGTTTGCTCTTGGATTTCAATGGGCAAAGCTATCCAAACCCATAGCATTTTGTGACTTTGATAAACCATGTCAGAAAGTGTTAGCAAAAAACTTTCCAAACGTACCAATATTTAATGATGTAAAGGAGTTAGCAAGTGACCCAAGAAAATTTATTCGACAACCAATCGGAATCCTTAGTGGAGGATACCCATGTCAACCATTCTCAACAAGTGGCAAAAGGCTCGGAACGGAAGACCCTAGACACATCTTTCCGTACATCCATGAAATTGTTAAACAAATTAGACCCTCTTATTGTGTTTTCGAAAACGTATATGGGCATGTCTCCATGGGACTTGACGAGGCACTCTTTGCAATGGAAAACCTTAACTACCAAACGAGGACATTTGTTGTTTCGGCTTCAAGTATCGGAGCGAGACACAAGCGAGATAGAGTGTGGATCATCTGTAAAAACTTGGGCGACTCCTACTACCATGGACTCTCTACCTCCGAGATCGGCAGAGGCAACGAAGAGATTGCAAGAGGGTGCGAGGAAAGGCAGAAAGAGACCGAGCAATCTAAGGGAGCAAGTGGATCCCAAAACGATGGAGATGTATCCAACTCCGACAACCAAGGGATTCGGACATGCATCAGAGGGTCAGACAATGATCTTCAGAAAGAAAGTGGAGAGGGGAGAACTGACAGAGGCAGAGGCTCGGTCTATGATGAATGGGGTAACTTTAAGACCACCGAGGATGGAAGAGTGGAAGTTTCCAACTCCGAACAGTGGACTAAAGAAGCATTCATACAATGGCAACAATCAGTATTACGAGAAGCGATTGGAAGATGGCAGACAAGTGGATCTAGCTCACAAAATCTATCAGATCGAGGGAGATGCAAGACTGAATTGCGATTGGACAGAGTGGCTAATGGGATATCCTATTGGATGGACGAACCTAGAGGAGTCCCAAGAATCACAACCGAACAACAAAACAGAGCAAACAGACTGAAGATGTTGGGGAATGCAATCGTACCACAACATGCCTATCACATAGGACTAGCCATAAAGGAGGACATAAAGAGTGGACATACGGAAATATAAGAGACCTAGTAAATTTACTAAATACTATGAATCAGATTTTCATTATGTTGAAGTTTTTGTTAACGTGAGACGGATTGTTAGAGTTCAATCTTTGACACAAGAAGATGCATTTGACAGAGCTTCATACAAAGAAGAAAGGAAGTATTGGAAAAATCATGGATACGAGTTTGTTGATTGTGATTATAATACTTCCAACAAACAAGATTTTGATGACTTCAGAAACAAAACTAGAGTAAGGAAATAAATCATGATAGACTTAAAATGTCAGTGTGGAACAAAAGCAGACGTAAAAGAAGGATATCAAAATTTATGTCATAAATGTTATTTTAAACTGAAAGGAGTTAACTATGAACAATGGTCAAGAAACAACTTATCTAGAACATTCTCCAATTATCCAGGAAAATCAAATGGATTGGCAAGAGGCAGTTGGAAAAGTTTCTAGAGTTATTAATGACACATGCAAAGAATATGAAGAAAAAGGACATCCATATTATTCTAAGTATTTACGAGAAGCTTTTTATAGAATAATAAAAGGATAAACATGTTCAAAGCTATATTATTAATTTGCTCTTTGATCTCTGGATTTGGAGACAAAAATAGTTGTATTGAATTACATGATACAATTGCACCAAACGGATATGCAACTGAAGATGAATGCATGATAAGAATTCATGAAATGGCAGATATGGTCTCACAAAGTTTGCCGTTTCCCTATCATATAAAATATAAATGTGAGAACAATATACAAAGGACAGAATATGAAAGAAAATGAATGGAAACAAAAATACGGTCATGATTGGCAAGACGCAAGACGCAAGGATAATAAAGATATGGAACTAGGAGTAGATTGGGAATATGGTCCCAATGGAGAACATTTAGAATATAAAACACATTGTATGCCTCGGTGTCCTAGATGCCAAGGAGCTTTACAAACAGTAAACATACATGGTCATGAGCAATGTGTTCTTTGTCATGCAATTGTTGAAGATTGTTGCCAAGGATCACAACTAAAATGAATGATAACATTATAAACTTTGATTCGATACGCAAGACGAAAGACCCTATAAAAAAGGTCTGTGATCTTGCGTCAAAAGAATTCAAAGAGTTGATTATCATTGGAGAAGATAAAGAAGGCGAATTAAAGATGATAACCACTTTAGAGAATTATGCAGATATTAACTACATCATTGATATAATTAAAATAGGATTGATAACCAAGAGAGGACAACACAATGGGGAAGAATAAGTTTGATACTTACTTAGAAGTAAGTTTAGATTCAGTGATAAGTTACATAAGAGGAGAGGTAAACTTGGAAGAGGCAGTGAAGAAACTTGAGCAACTCGGACACGATAAAAAAAGTGCAATTAAGGTTCTCCGAAACACTGATAGAAATAACATCTTCAGTTTTCAAACAAAATCCAGACTTGGCGATAGTTCAAGCGAGGAGAATGTGGGAGATAAGTAAACCTAT